CTATGCGACGGCCATGAATCCGCCGCAGAACAGAATCGCGAGCGCGGCCAGCTCGAAGACGAGGAACATGATGAACGAGACCCACACATGGGTGAGCACGTTGAGCGGCGAATCCTTGCGGATCATGACGAGCAGGCCGACCCACACAATCGCGAACACGGCGAGCGCGAGCGCCGACGCGATGATGCCCAGATTCGCCGCATTCGCCACGTAGGCGTGACTGCCGTAGATCACGTACGTGGAGCTCCAGAAGTTCAGTTTGAACAGCGAGAGGCCGCCTATGAACTGTTCGAGCGAGAGAAAGACGATGAACGAGCCGAACCATGGCATACGGCGGTTGTCCACGATCATCATGATGAGCGAGACGAAGATCATCGTGGTCACACCCCAGCTCACCAATGCGATGCCGTAGGAGGTGAAGCGGCCAAGCTGCTCGATTACGCGGGCGGTGCTGTGCACGGCGAACGAGCGCCCCACCCAGAACGGTGCGATGAGCGCGGCGAGCACGAGCACGATCGACACGGTCCACTTCACCGGGTTCGACTGCTTGCGTTCGATGTCGGCCAGTGAGATGTCGGATTCCGGTATCGTCGCCTCGGGGTGCTTCGAGACGACGTTCTGGGACATCACGCCTGCGCTGCTCGGCGTCGTCGGTGTGGCGGCAGGCTCGGATCGGAGCCTGGCGATCTCCTGCTGCTCGGAATCCGGCATGGCGTGCCCTCCCCGCTCGTGCTGCTGCATATTCTGCCATATAGCGAAAATGGCTGGATTCACATCCAGCCATTTCGAGTGGAGCGGATGACGGGAATCGAACCCGCGTAATCAGTTTGGAAGACTGATTTCCCACTCCGTCGAAACGGCTGCCTCGACACATATTGCCAAATATGCATGCGCAACTGGTGTACCTATGGTGTACCTATTATTCGCTTTTCTATCGGCGGTTGCCGACATGTCCATCATACAAGGCGGACGGGGTTCGAGTCCCTCATCGCCCACGTTTGGCCAACGTTCCGGGATTGGCTTGGGACGCGGGTTTTCCTATATGGCAGTAGGGTTTGCGTCCTGTTTTGATGTTATATGATGTTATATCGTTTTATACGGTTTTTGCGCTGGTTTGCGTATTTTCGTGTCCAAATCGTGTCCAAACACGACTATCCCATTGGCGGTGGAGTCAGCAGCCCTCGCTCCATGAGCTCGATCGTGCCGATGATGTCCGCATTGACCTGCCTCATGCGTCGGTCGGCGAGCATCTCGTCGAGCGTCCACCATGTGCAGATGTGCTCGCCAAGCTCGAATCCCCAATGGGAGACACGGTAGAAATCGCATTCGTATTCCCAGTCCTCGATGTCGACGAGGTAATGATTGTGGACGCAACCGTATTGGTAGTCTGTGTCGGTGAGGTCGTAGAATCCGAGCGTATAGATGTAGTGGCGCACCGCACCGTCATGCTGGGGGTTCGGCTTGTGGCTTTCGACCTGCAGAGCGCCTGTGACATCGAAGGCCCATGGCGGCATCTCGTAGTCGATTGTCAGCGATCTTAGGCAGCCGTCGGCGTCGCCGCTGTATTCGTCCACCGTCATGTTGGGCAGCATCCAGCAATCCCAGCCGTCGTCATGGTAGAGCAGGTACCTGCCCTGTGATCGTATGACGGCGAGTGCGCTTTCGATGGTTCTCATTCCGCCATTATCTCATGTGAGGTTGCACTGCGGGCCATTACGCAGGCGTGTCCGGTTGTCATATCGCGACACGCCCATTTGACTTAGAATTAAGTCTGTGTCATACTTGAGTCATCAAGCAAACACCACACCAACCAAGGAGCTGGTTGAAATGGCACAGTACCACATCACCCACACCTGCGGACACGACGAGACCGTCCAGATCTACGGCACCAACGTCCACGGCGAACGCCAGCGCAAGGCCGCATGGCTCGAATCCAAGCCCTGCCGCGACTGCGAACGCGAGGCGCTGCGCGAGGAGAACCTCGGCGGCGCGGCCGAGCTGACCGGCAGCGACAGGCAGGTCGCATGGGCGAACGACCTGCGCGCCAAGGCCATCGCCGAGGCGAAGCAGCTGCTCGCCAGGCTCGCGGCCGACACCAAGGTGCCGCAGGAGACCAGGGACACGCTGCGCACCAACGGCGAGAACGCAATCAAGGCGATGCTCGCGGAGACGAGCGCGAAGGAGATCATCGAGCATCGCGACAACCTCGTCCGCCACTACAACGCGGTCGCCCAGCAGGCGGGGAAATGAGGAAACGGCGGGGCCGGACGGCATATCGTCCGTCCGGCCCCGCCCATCAAGCAAACGCCCCACACCGGAGCGTCAATCACAGTATAGCAAAGGAGGGCATCATGGCAATGGTGACACTTGGCGAGTATGCGAAACTGCATGGCCTGAAGGTGACGAACGTGCGCACGGCGCAGCGCCGCGGCAGGCTGCTGACCTCGGTCAAGCGGCATGGCGTGTGGATGGTCGACGAGGCCGAGCCCTGGTACCGTGATCGCCGCCGGGATTGGTACACGGACGAGGCGAAGGGCCTGCCGGCCGATGAGATCGACGTGTACGACCGGTTCCTCATGATCCGCCACTATGCGCAGTGCGGCCAATACCCCACCACCTTTCGCACGTGTCTGGACATGATTCCCGCCGACGTGCGCGAGGCGCTGCCGGCGCAGCAGGTCGCCGCACTGGTCGATGCGATCCACGACTCGTATGAGACCGGGTACAGGGCTGGCATGGCCTACGCTGCATGACGGCCGGACGGTGTCTGCAGGCATATCGCGACACACCCATTTGACTTAGGCTTAAGTCTGTGTCATACTTGAGTCATCAAGCAAACCGCACACCGACCGAGGAGCTGATCCAGATGGCAAGGCACACCACCGCACCCAAGACCACCAAGGCCGCCGCCGAGGGATGGAGGCCACAGAAGACGCGCACGGAGCGCATCGTCGAGCTCACGAGGCACTTCAGGGACCACGGGGCCTTCATCGTCATCTACAATGCGGTCCCGCAGCAGCTGAAGGACTCGCTGTCCGAGCAGGAGCTCGCCATGGTCGTCGACGCAATGTACGAGCAGTACCGGGCCGGACGCCGCGAGATGGCCGAGGCGCTCGAGGAGAAGGCCGAGCGCGAGGTCGCCGCCAAGGAGGAGGCCGACAGGACCAGGGGCGAGCGCGTCCGCAGGGGCGACCCGTCCGCCGCCGCCCGACTCTCCGGCAGCGACAGGCAGGTCGCGTGGGCCAACGACCTGCGCGCCAAAGGTCTCGATTCCGTGAGGAATTCCATGACGCGGCTGAACTCCCTCGACCACGACGACATGCCCCAGGAGACCAAGGACGCCATCCGCCGCAACTGCCGGCGCGTCATCGCGCTGATGATGGCCGAGACCAGCGCCAAGACCATCATCGACCACCGCGACGACCTCGTGGCCTACTACAGGGACCTCGCCAAACGGGAATCATGAGGCGCCGGCGCGTGCGGGCGCAACCCCGTGGATCCGCACGCGACACACCCATTTGACTTAGACTTAAGTCTGTGTCATACTTGAGTCATCAAGCAAACCACACCACCCAAGGAGATGATTCAGATGACCTACGCATTCGGATTCACCACACTCGCCGACCTCGCCTCCAACGTCATCGAGGTCCTCGCCGGCAACCGAAGCCGTTTCACCGGATTCGACGCCCCACTCGAGATGCTCGCCGCCTCCTACGTGCCCTGCGACATCAACAACCCGGACCAGGTCACCATCGACTACAGGGATGTGGCACCCATCGACGCCCGCCTGCGCGTCATGATCGCACCCGGCGGCCACATCAGGATCCAGAAGGCCGTCGACGACGGCGATTTCCTCGACGACAGCGGTGAATGGCAGACCGTGGCCACGGTCGTCGATGACGACGACGAGAAGGCATGGGATCGGATCAGGACACCGGAGGCCATGATCTACGACACCGAGGCATTCCACGACGAAGACGCCTGGCATGAGGCGCTGCGCACCAACGCCGTCAAGCTTGTGCAGCGCAGGCTCGAAGAGACCCTCCCCCAGGCGATCATCGACGTCTTCGCCCACACAGACGAGGACTGACACGAAAAAGAGGGCCGGCAGCGCGCAGCCACCGGCCCTCTCCACTTCAGTGAAAAATCACCAAATAATAGATATTTCAATCCAACATCACAGGCCGAAGCCTATGAGACAGAAACTATCAAAACACTTGATATGTAAAAACATCATAATTTCAATCCAACTCCCCGATCGCCCGGGGAGACATCACGCCTTGCGACGTACCAGACAGCATAGCAGCATACCGTGGGAAACACAAATGAACCGGCCACGTGTCCTATGGATACGAAAAAAGAGGGCCGACGGCATGTAGCCACCGGCCCTCAATACCCAACTCATGTCGGGACCACTTTGAAACTTACTATCTCAAAGGATCATCCCATACGAGACAGGACAGCATCAAAACATTTGATGTGCATAACATCTAAATATTTCAATCCAACTCCCCTGCCGAAGCCGGGGAGACAGTACGTCTTGCGACGTATCTGCCAGCATAGCAGCATGCTGGCGGGAATGCAAGCGAACTAGTATTCCCTAGTATTCCCTAGTCTGCGCTGTCCGTGATGGTGGCGAGGCTTTCGCCGTCGTCCACCTCGGGGATTCCGGCGATGCTGGTGAGCAGGCTCAATACGCCGCCCATGAGGGCGACGGAGAGCACGTTTGCCCAGTCGGCCTGCATGAGTCCTATTGCGCCGGTGCCGAGCACGCCGATGGCCGCCTGTGCCATGGTCTTGAGCGCGCGTATCAATGCTGCCCGCACCCATGTGCGCATCGGATTGGACGCATGGGGTGCGGGCTCATTGCCTGGCATGCTGTCGGGCAGTGGCTGGTCGGCGTCATCATAGCCGTACTCGGTGGTCTCGTCGGTGGTGTCGTCGCTCATTTCGCCTCCTGTGGTGTCGTGGTGGGTGCCGCGGCCTTTGTCTTTGCGATGACCTTGTCGGCGATCTTGTCGATGGTGTCGTCGCTCAGGTGCATGGCTGCGGTCGTGTCCGGCCGTCTGCTCCTTGGGTTGGGTGTGAGGTCGCGCAGGCGCTTGTCCATCCAGTCGAGTCGCGTCCACAGGTCGGCCTGGTGTGGTTTGCCGTCCGCGGTGAGCATGCCGGACGCCTTCGAATCGGTGCGCAGGAGCATGTTGCATGCACGGTTGAGCCTATCCTTGAGCGGGTTGAGGATGCTGTTGATGTGCTCTCCCAGGTCGAGCAGGCGCGAGATCTTGTTGTACATGTTGAGGTTGCGTTTGTCGCCCTTGTACCGGTATTCCCACACGCCGTGCACGATGCGGTCAATGTCCTGATTGCTTAATGCCATGGTTGTTGTCCCTCCTCCATTGAGGTAGTGGTTTGTTTTTGCGACGAATCCGTCCCATGATTGGCCCCAGCGGGCGAAATACGGGCGCGGGTCGGTGTGGTCGCTGCCGCCATAATTCTGCGAGAACCACAAGTGGGGGTGCATGACCGACGTGTTCCAGCCGCGCGAGCGGAGCACCTGCGCGCACACCTGCGCGGCGATGTCGAAACCACGCGCGAAATCGGCCGGATTGGTGGCCTCGCATATCTCGATGCCGATGCACGTGGAGTTGCCGTTGCCGACCTGCCAGCACAGCCGGTCGTATTCGACGCACTGGATCGCCTCCGTCCAGTCGGATGTCAGGTGCACGGCGTAATCGTAGCCACGCGACCACAGGTCACGATGATTGCGCGCGGTCGCCCCCGGATTCGCCGTACTGTGCACGGCGAGCAGGAATGGCGCGAGGTAGCCGTGCCCTCCGTTGACTATCTCTCTTTTGATGGCGACCATATGTCACTCCTCGGCATCAGCATCGGCATCAGCATCGGCATCTGCGTCGGTGTCATTGTCCGCCATGTACGCGCCGTCCACGTCATCGGCGATCGGCGCGGGCCCGTCGGGCATGTCCACCGCGTCACCATAGCGCTGGGCGACCTTGATGCTGTCGATCATCTGCTGGCCCTGCAACGCTGCCTCGGTAACGGGCTGATTCTTCCACCACACATGCACCGTGAGCACGGCCGCGGCCAATGTTGCCGCACCCTTGACCATCGGATTCTGCGTCTTCACCGCTACCGCACCTGCCGCCAGTGTGGCGACAAGTTCAGCGAAGCTCTTCGTGCGAATATTCATTTGTCTTCCTTTCATTATGGGAAAGGCCACGGCGTGATTGCCGTGGCCATGATGTTGTCTAGTCGTTGTCGCTGGTGGTCTCCGCACGCTCCTCGCACATGCGGGCCGTTGTGTCCCCTCCCGGCGGGAATGAGGGCAGGCGTCTGATCTCCTCGATCATCTGCGTGCCGGTTCCGTTGCCGCCGATCGAGTGGTACGCCTTATAGAGGCGTTCGATGATGTGTTTTTCGTTGGGGTGCAGCCAGCCGTGGCGCATGGCGTTCTCGTAGCGTTCGCGGATGCGCAGGTAGGCGAGTTCGATGACCGCGCCGTTGAGCGCGGCGAGTTTCTCCGCCAGCGTGGAGAGATCCACGGCGTCGTTGAGCTCTTCGATGCGTTGCGCCAATTGGTTTACGTCCACGACCGGGTGCCGCCGGTCGTACCGGTTGAGCAGCCATGTGATGACACTGGACGCGCCGATACCCGTCGCCAAACCCGCCAGTGCGGTGACCACCTCGACACTGATGAAATTCAATTTCCCTGATTCACCTCCTCTCACCTATGTGCGGTGAAACGTCTAGAGTTGCCACGGGCCTGGCACGTTTGCCGCCGCGTCGCGCGGCCCCGCCATCCACGGGTATCGGATTTCACCCTTTTGGTACAGCGCGTACAAATGCTCCCAGTCATCGGGCGTGTACACGCCGACCTCCTGTAGGACGATGGTGCCTGGAACCAGGTTGATGCTGTGATTGCCTATATTGCCGTCGGCGACACGAGCGGCGATCCATGTGTCTGCCTTGGCGATGGTGGTCGCATTCTCAACGGCGAGCTGGTCGATCGCGGCCTGCACGTCGCTCGTGATGCGCGCGTACAGCACCTTGCCGCTCAGGTCGGCGTTGCTGAATGGACTCCAGCACATGACCGCGCCTTTATCGGCGTAGTTTGCAGTGTATTGCCATTTATCACCGACAGCCGAGATGGATGCCATCCATTCCTGCCGTGCGCGCGTGCATCGCGGGTCCGGATGCTGGTTGATGCTCTCGCGACTCATGCGACCACCATCCAGTGCTCGCATGGTGGATAACCTACGAGAGCGTCACTGGGACGCCCCCCCCCGTTGCGGTCGTATCCGTCGCCGCACCACCATGTGACGCCCAGCTCCTGCATGTGCGCGAGATTGGACGCGTCGGTGAGGAGCAGATGACTGTAGGTGAGCGACGCTGCCGCGTTTGGTGCCTGCACCATGACCTCAAGCGTCGTGTCAGCAGCCACGGTGAATGATTGCTTGACGCGGCCGGGGTATTGCCCATCGGCGTTGATCGTGCAGATGTAGGCTTTCGCCGTGGTGTCCCATACTCGTATGAGCAGGTTCGGCGTGTATCCGCTCGTACCTGATACGGTGCAGGCGATGACATATTCACCGGCCGGCACTACCGGTTTGCAGCTCGCATAGGCGTTGTTGCTGCCGTCCACGCCGGTGAGGGTGAGGGCGTCGGCCGTCACTGTCATCGACGCGGGCTGATTGGAGTACTCGTTGTGCAGCAGCCATGCAGCCGTGCCGGACGGACGCGGATTATGCAGTAGGTTCCGCATTTCGACACTCATGCCGCCACCTCCCACCGGGAGGTGAGGGTCACGGCACAAGCACTGGCGGCTGTGGTGAGGCCTCGGTCGCCGTGGCCGGTGGGAGTGCCCCAGATCGTGCTCGCGACGAGCAGGTACCGGGTGCCGATGACCTGCGAGAGCAGCAGCGTCGACCAGCCCGGCTCTCTGCCGACAAGTTTCTCCGGCGTATCCAATTCGAGCAGTGCGGCCTGTATGTCGCCCACCGGGATCTGCCGTTCCACAGAGGTCAGGCTCAGCAGTGTATCGCCGGTTTCCGCGGCCGTATACCAGCCGTCCGCATACGTCATCTGCCAGTTGTGGCGGCGTTTGGTGGCCGCTGGGTCGGGCTCCAGATTTTGCGTCTCCGTGCTCATGCCGCCACCACCCAATGTGCATGAGCAGGCAGAGAGCTACTAGGAGAGCACCCCCCCCCCCGGTCAAGCGCGGGGACGCTCAGTACGCCGGTGGCGGCGGTCTTCGGCGGCGCGAACCAACGGACATTCGCTGGTGTGCCATCATCGTTTTTGAGGTTGCGCATGTGAGTCCAATCCTCCTGTGTCATCAGCAGCAGATGGTCGATGATGACTTTTTGTCCCACTAGGCTGCCGCATTGGATACGCAATTGGGTTGGCTGGTTATTTGCCGTAAATGAGACTGCCGCCATGCCCACCTGTGATACCTGTTTTGATGCGAGCATTGACCATGTATTCCGTTCGAATATCATGAGAGCGGAGGATGCGCCACCGCCGAATTCGGCAAAATTCACGGCGAATACGAATCTGCCAGTGAGATTCGCTGTCAGAGTCCTGATATACAGATCGCGGTTGGCAACAATCGTCTCCATGTATATGCGTTGTCCGTTGTCGGTCATTCGCAGGAGCAGGTCTGACGGACTATCTGACGCCCACTTGACCACGGAATTCGGCCACGGGTCATTCAGCAGGTTCCGTATCTCCGCCATTGCTCTCACCCCCCACCGTTTGTGCCTGCATGACCTTGATCTGGGCGCGGGCCACGGCCAGATCGTACGAGAGCCGCGCATTCTCCTGACGCAGCTCGTCGAGCACGAGCTCCATGGGGATTTGCACCGGCTGCGGTTGCTGGTTTTGGTTTGGCATTGTGACTCTCCTTTACTGTGTGACTGATGCTGTAGGCACATTCATCAAGTTCGCGGCGGCGGCCGCGGTCATGCCTTGTGTGACGAGCTTCTGCGCAGCCTCGACGCTGGAACCGGCCACGGCCGTGTCTGCGTCCGCCGCCGCCAGATCGGACTGGAACATGACGAAGGTGGCGGCGCACCAGTTCGTCGCACTCCCGCTTCTCTGCGCGAAATACACGCCGCCCGGCGTGTATGTGCCATCCGCTTTCTCGCCGATGATGAATGCTGTGCCCTGGACACCGTTGTTGAATGCGGCAGGCACGTTGATCGACCGTCTCGGTATCCAATTCGGCCGGAGGGTGGCGACCCTCGTGTATTCCGCGGAGGACGGGATTTTTCCGCTGACCTCGATCTGCAGGACGATCATGAAACCCGTTTTGATCGCATAGCAGCGTGACGTGTTGTTCTGCCAGCCCAGGTAATCCTGGAACCCGCTCGAATACGACAGGAAAGCCGCCGACGTGTATTCGTCCGGCACGAGGTTCTGCCCGTTGACGTACAGGGCGTTCCCGGCGATGCTCATCGTGTCGGCCGTGATGTTCAGCGCCTTGAATCCGCTGGTGCGGACGGCGAGGATGAATTCGTCGCCGAGCAAGTTCAACCCCCAGCTGCTGGTGATCATCGTGCCGTTGCCGGTTTTGCTGTAGTCGGCGTGGATCGTCCACACATCGCTGTTTTTGATGACGCCGCGGATGTAGCCGCTACCCGAGTACAGGCCGCTCTGGGATTCCATCGTGATGTACGAGTCCCCGGAGCCGGTGCGGAAAGACCCGACGAATTTCGCCTTGCCCGCACCACTCGTGTCGATCTCCACGATCTTGCCACCACTCTCGTTGTACGCGTCAAGCTTGCCACCGGTCAGACGGATGCAATACGCATTCGACGGACTAGTTTGGAATGTTGCGCCGGTGAATACTCCACCTTCGACCGATGGCGCCTTGATGGTCAGGTTCGATGTGAGGCCGCCATCCATGAGGATAGTCCCGTCGGCCGTGATCTCAAAAGTGGGGGTCTTGTTCTTGTAGGCAACCAGGCCGGCGTCGGTCATTTTGATGCCGGTCTTGTCCTCGCGGTTGGTGGCGATGGTCGAGCCGATCACCGTCACACCCGATAGTTCACCCTTGCTCATCAACGCATCGTCGAGTGTGAGTGTCCACCGTTTGAGCTTGCTGTCATATCCGTAGGCGAGCGAGTCGCCGAATGTGATGCCGCTCGAGTTGATGCTGGCGATGAGCTTGCCGCTCGAGTCCAGGATGTTGTATTCGCCGCCGTTGAAAGTGCCGCCAGACACCGTCGGAGCGGACAGCGCGCCATCGATGATGTGCACGTCCTGAAATGTGGCGGTGCCTCCGATCGCGTCCAGGGTGACGAGCGGATGCCCGCTCGCATCCACCATCAGCAGCCCCTGGTTGTTGAGCTGGATGCGCTCATTCGAGATGATGAAAGTGCCGCCGCGGAACACTCTGCCGTCGAAGAAATCGGCGGTCGCGAGCCCTGCGCTGATCGTGCCGGGCACGATCAGGTACTGCGCGGACAGCAATTGCTCGTTCCAGCGGCTGCCGTTCCACACGTAGATGTGCTCGACCTCGTCCGAATGGTCGACGAGCACCGACGGACTGTTGTTAGGCTCTCCCGTCCAGTATGTTTCCAGCGGCTTGGACGAGGTCTGCCACCATTCGTCCGACTGCTGCAAATCAGCCGAGGAGGGCGCGGTCCTCTGCACCCAGCGCTTGTTCTTACCGTTCGCTGTCATCAAAGCGACCGATGCGAGCCCATACGAGCTGGACAATTGCACGCTCGTCCACGACCACTGCCCATTCGAATAATCAACCCTTTGGCACGTGTACAGGCTTTTGTCCTTGACATACGCGGGTTCTGTCGTCGTCCACGCGCCGCCCGGCGCCTTGTTCGTCGGCTGTGCTGGCTTGGAGGAGGCGATGCAGTAAAACGGCGTGATGGCCGTGACGCTCACACCCTGCGCACCGGTCGCGCCCTGCGGGCCGGTGGCACCGGTGTCGCCCTTCGGCCCCTGAGCGCCCGTGGCACCCGCAGCACCTTGGGGCCCCTGCGGTCCCGTTGCCCCTGCGGCACCGGTGACGACCACCGGATTCGTCGTCTCGCTACGCCCGTCACCATACGTGACCGTGGTGCGCATCCACGCACGCTGCGAGCCCGACACCGTCGGCGTGGCCGTGCTCCACCCACTCGTCGGAGCCGTCGTGCCCGTGCCGACCGCGTACTCCACGACGCTCCTGACAATCGTGGTCTCGGCGAGATTGCCCGTCTGCGTCGCCAGCTTGACGATGTCGGCCTGCGCGTTGGCCACGTCCGTCGCCATATCCGCATAGTCGCCTTTGAGCTTGTCCGTCTCAGCCTTGACCGCGGTCACCGTGGCCTGCGCCGCCTTGTCACCCTCCTCACGCAGCGTCTGCTCGATCGTGATGGCGTCCGTGTTCGACGCGACAGCATCCGAGATCTCGTCCATGGTGGCTTCGACTTGTTTGATCTGCGCGTCGGCGGACGCTTTGGCTCCGTCGAGGATCTCGGAGGCCTTCGCATCGAGCTCCTCCTGGCTGACGCCGTCCCAAAGTGGCGTCTGGTCGCCGGTGAGCGGATCGTACCGGTTGATGCCATCTGCGCTGTTGCTGCCGATGATGATGCCATTGCCGTCGATGTCGGTATAGTATGCGGATGCGCTTTTGCGTGTCTGCATGCTTTTGGCGGTGTCCAACGCTTTGCTCGCGATGCGCAATGGCAGCATTTCCGCGCTCGGATTGATGATCGGATGCTGCGCCACAGGATGCTCCTTACATGTCGGGGTCGCGCATGACGTCGAAAATCATACTGACCTTGTCCGTTTCGTCACCGCTCATCTGCAAGAGTCGTGTGTGGTAGATGCCGTCCGGCAACGCGCGATGCCCCTGTATGACGATTTGAAATGGTTCGCCCGGCCAATAGCTGCCCAATGGGAGCAATGGGGTCGCCGCCTGATCGGTGTCGTTGGCATGCACGTCGCCGCTGATCTGCATGAGAGGGGACTTGTTCGCGGCGAGGGTCGCGTCCGCATGAGAGATGAGCACGCCCGGGTTGTCAGTGTCGGAATCCGAATAGGTCATTTCCGTCAGCGGATACGGGTCTGCAGATTGGCTGAGTCTGAGATCCTGACTCAGATGGGTGATCTGTGCCTTGTCGGTTCCGGCACCGGACGTGTACACGCGTTGCACCGGGCCGAGGTGATCGACCGTGATGTTCTCGATCGTCGCCCCGTATGGGTGATACGACAGTTCGTGCATGCGGTCGAGGCCGAGATAGATCGTCTCATCGTCGCCGGCGACGAACCGCCACCGCACATACCGTCCGTCGGCCGTCAGATACGGACGGAACTGCATGTCCGGCCCATTCATGACATTCGTGAGCTTCGTGAGGATATCCGCTGCGGAATTGTTCTGGATGTCCCACGCATCATACTCACGCGAGTGCGTTCCTTTCTCTCCTCGGTATTGCCAGTCGATGGGCAGGGTGCCTCCGGGTTTGAGGTCGGTGCATAGGTAGCCGATTTCTGATGCGATTGCCCGGTAGGTGAGATTGTCGAATCGGATGCTGTTGGGGCTGGTGTGGTTGGGGCCGGTGCCGTATTGGCCCTCGCGTACCGCGTATCGGCTGGCGAGTATGCTCATTGGGCTCATGAGGCTGAAGCTCGTGTCGTCGGCGGTGTCCTTGCGCACGCCGATCGCCCCGAAGATGATCGGGGTGCCGAGGCTTGAGCGTTGTGCCGGGTCATTCCCTGTGCGGAATACGACGATGGATCGGCGCATGGGGGCGATGTTGCGTCGTTTCTGCTCATAGGTGCTGCCTGGTATCGCTTCCCATGGGAGGGTAAGGCCGCTGGTTTCATGCTGTCCGACTCCTTTGTCTCGCGTGGTGGCGAGGCTGGAGTCGGAGACGTCGATGCTCCAGCTGAATGATGGCAGGTCAATCGGCGCGTTGATTCTGCCGGTCATTGTGTCACACAGGTAGGCGTTCCATGACGGCATGCCGTTCTCCTTTCCTGGATTATCTGTCTGGCCCGGCGTCGTGGACTTCGAGCAGGCATCCGACCCAGTGGTTGCCGTCACCGGTGTAGTGGAATTGTGCCGGCTGTCCGTAGCCGATGAACATAAGTGCTTCGACGGTGTGGTTGCCACGCCCGCAGTTGACGATGCAGTCGGCTGTGTGTGACTCCCATGCGCCCCAGCTGGGGAAGTTGAATACCGGCCCTACATCGTTGCCGTCGATGCGGAATTTGACGCGCACCTCGCTGACCTTGCTGGTGTCCGTGCCGCCGTTGGATCCCTTGGCGGAGAAATTCATGTAGCAGAAGAGATGAAGCTGTCGGTCGGTTGGCAGGCTGAAGCTGGTTTTGCACTTCGACTGCCAGTTCGAGCCTGATAATTCCCAGTTCTGTGTGATCTGCGCGCGGGCGAGGCGTCCGATGTTTGCCCCGTAGGGGATTGCGTAGTCCGGGCTGCGTGCCGCGGTCGCCGACTGCGTGGATATGGCCTTGGCCGGCAGGCGCATGTATCGCAGTGGCGTCGCGCCTGCGGGCAGTGCCGGCAATGCGGGGTTGGTTGCCGGCGTGCCGACGGCCACTTTTATTGCGGTCTGTGTGTTTGGGTCGTCCTTGTTCTCTGGCTGGTTGTAGGCGATCATGTATACGCAGTCGATACGCGGATTGGCCGAATCGGCTGCTGGCACCTCTGGCGTAGGCCCTCCAGCCCACACGGAGAGGGTTTTGCCGTCTGTGGTGAGGCGTTGGCATACGGCGACACCTTCGGATACCTGATAGCGCATGTCGCTGCGCCCTGTCACTTCGCAACCTTTGACGATGCCTGTGTTGACCCATTGCGCATCGATGATCTTGCGGTGCTCCTTGGCTGACAGGCCGATGCCTGCCATGTCGGCGCCGACTCCCAGAGATCCGGCCATGTTGTACTCCTTCTGGTGTTACATATATGTGTCTCTGACCCGGCAATTGACGTAGCCTTTGCCGAGCGTGGTCAATACGACGCTGGTCGACGTTCGCGGCGGTATGACGGGGAACCCACGGCTGGTGAGCGCGTAGGAGACGTCCTTGCCTCCGATGGACGCGGTACGGGATCGGCAGTCGAGGACGAGCCGTTCGTATCCCAATCCGAGATCGGTGGCGAGCAGCAGATTCAGATCCGGGAACTCCAGGGCGACGCCGTCTTCGAATGGTCCGTACACGTCGAATACCGGGTAGGCACGGCTCGAACCGTTGTTGGTCAGATACCCGGCGTTGATGTTGTCGACATCCTCGTACATGCGGTATGTGGGCGGATACCTCAGTCCGGTCGTGCCGGCCAGTGACGGCGCCTGCAGTACCGACGGCGAGTTGTTCGGCTCTCCGGTCCACCATGTCGCCACACCCGGCCCGTAGGACAGGCCACTTCCGGAGACAGCGATGTCGTCTGCCACCAGCTGCAGTTCGTGTGGCGTGTGACTGATCCGCTCGGGACGTGGACATATGACGGTGATGTCGAAAGGGATTTTGCGCCAGTGGAATTCTGCGGCGACATTGACCGTCGCGTATCCCTGTACGTAGGTGTCCTGCTCGTCGCGCACGCGCAGGCGGATGATACGGTGCGCGGCTGTGAGCACGGAGACGAGCTGGTCGAGCTGTCCGCCGCGTGTCTGGGCGAATGCGGCACAATGCAGGGTGACGGTGCGTGCGGCGTACTGCACGTCCATCTCGGCGACGTCGTGCGCGCCATCTCCCTGCCCGCGTTCGGTCATGCTCACCTTGCCGTCCGGCGTCCCGTACCAGCCCTCGATTCCCTCGCGGGTGAGCATCAGGAACGATTCACCTCCCCTCGCGTCCGGCGGTTGGAATCCGTGGATCGTGTACGTGTCGTCACCCACGGTGAGTTCGGCGAATATCGGTGTCATCTCGCGTAGATCCTCCCCTCATGCAGCGCGTTGCGCATCAGGATTGACGATGCGGAATACAGGTCGGCGTCCGAGCGCACCACCTTCGTTGCGAATTGCTGCGTGATGTGCGTGGAGTTGTCCATGTACCCATTGCGCGGGTTGGCGGCGGTCTGGTAGGCCGCCGAGTATTTCGCACCGACCGTGGCGTGCCTGGACAGTTCCCGGCTGACGGTGTCCATCTGCCGGTAGGCGGTGCCGCTCTCCTGGCCGATGCCGACGGCGAGGCCCTTGATGAGCATCTTGCCGACCTTGTCGCGGAACCAGCGCGACGGCGAGTGGATGCCGAAGAAGCCGAGCACGTTCCTCTTGAGATTGCCGAAGAATCCGCTCACCTGCTGCCAGAGCCAGCCGCCCGCGCTGCTGATGCCGTTCCAGATGCCTTCGACGAAATGGCGGCCGATATCGGCCGCGCCGGAGAGGATGTTCTTCACGGCATCGATGGCATTGCGCACGATGCCGCTGATCCCGCTCCACACACGGTTCCAGTCGCCGGTGAAGATGCCGGCGATCACATCGACCACGCCCTTGATGACACCGGCCAGAGGTCGGACGACGTTGCCTATCGTCGTGATGACCGACTGCACCACTGGCAGCATGCCCCGCACGACCGGCAGTACCACGTTGTTGATGTAGCCGACGATCATGTCGATCACGAATTTGACCACCGGCAGCAGCGCCTTGATGGCCTGCATGATCGCGCTGATCACATCGGCAATGACCGGTGCCAGCTGCTTCACGAGGGAGACCAGCATCGGCAGCACCGCGTTGATGATCTCGGTGACCGGCGGGATGAGCCGGCTGAACGCGTCGATGAGCATGGGCAGCAGCTCAGCCGCCACCGGCACCACGGCGGCGACGATCTGCTGGATCACCGGCACGAGGGCGACAATGATGTCCATGAGCGGCTGCAGGATCGCCGGCACCAATGGTATGAGCTGCTCGATCAGCGATGCCAGGCTTGGCAGGATCGCCTCGATCACCCCGACGATCGGCGGCAGCACCGCGGTCGCCGCATTCGCGAGCACGGTAACCACCTGCCCGATGATCGGCATCATCTGCCGCAGCATCGCCGACAACGGCACCATGAGCTGCTTGACCAATGGGGCCGTCGTCGTGATCAGGTCGGAGACGAGCACGATCACCGTGCTCGCCAACTCCTGCAACGCGGGCATGACCGACTGCAGCATCTGCCCGAACGACTCACCCAATGCCTTGATGGACGGCATCATCATATTGACGGTGTCGCCGAGCACCTTGCCCACCTGAGCGAACGTCGCAGCGAACTGCGAACGCAGTTGGGGGCTGGTGGCGATCAGAGCGCCGATGGCCGCGATGATCGCGGTGATGGGGCCGCCGAGTGCGCTTATCGGTGCGGCGAGCTTGGAGAAGAGACCGCCGAGCATGGGGATGTTGGATAGGAGTGGGGCGATGCCCTTGAGGCCGATTGCTCCGAAGGCCGCGAAGGCCGAGGCGATGATGCCCTTGAATTTGCCGATGGTCTGCCCGATGCCGTCGAAGGCTCGCTGGAAGGGTTCGGGCAGGAGCGTGGTCAGTGAGCTGAACATCTTGGGCAGGCTTTTGACCAGGCTGGAGGCGATCTGTTTGATGCGGGGTGCGGCGTTTTTGATGACGTCGCTGATCGCGGCGACGAGCTGGTCGGTCATCTGCCCCATGTCCACGTCGCTTCGACCTAACCCAGTGAGCCAGTTCGTCCATGCCGCCTTCATGGAGTTGATGGAGCCCTCGATGGTGGTGGAGGCCTCCTTGGCGGTGGTGCCGGTGATGCCGAGCTGGGTTTGCATCGTGTGGATTGCGGTGACGACGTCGCTGAATTTGTCGATGCTCAGGTCGGCCATTTCACCGTTTGCCGCGCGTACCTTGTTGGCGTCGGCGATGAGGCGTTGCATTTCGGTTTTGGTGCCGCCGTAGCCGAGTTTGAGGTTGTCAAGCATCGCGTAGTTGCCGCGGGCGAGGCTCTGGTAGGTCTGTTGGATCGATTCGATGGACGTGCCCATTTTGTTGGCGTTGTCGCTCATGTCGATCATGGCGGTGTTGCCGAGTTCGGCGGCCTTGGCGGTGTCCCCTCCCAGTGAGCTGATCAGCGACGCACTGAAGCTGGTGATCTGCTCCATGTAGGTGTTCGCGTCGACGCCTGCGGTTTTGTAGGCTTGGGCCGCGTATTTCTGCACGGTCGCGGACGACCCTTTGAACAGGGTGTCGATGCCGCCGACGGCCTGCTCGTAGCTGGCGTAGAGGCTGAATGCCTGCTTGCCGACGGAGACGAGTTTCGCACCCACAGCCGCCGCCCCTGCGGCAAGACCTGCCATGCTCACGCTTGCCACGTGTTCGAGGCTGGCGTAGGCGTTGTCTGCCGCGGTTTTGAGGTGTGTGCCGATGGTCGTGGCCGCGTTCCTGGCGTGGGAGCCGAGGCTGCTGAACGCGTTTCTGGCGCCGTTGCCGAGGGCACCGAATGCCTGACCTGCGGCACTGCCGAGATTGGACAGGTAGCCGCCGGTGGAGCGCAGCGCGTTCTGCGCGCCGGCCGGCAGATGGTTGAATGCGGTTTTCGCCCCGTTGCCGATGCCGGTGAGGATTCCGCCGGCACGGGTCTGCAGGCCGGTGAATGCCTGCACTGTCTTGTCACGGGCGGCGGCGAAGGTGCCGGTGATTTTCGCGCCGACGGTCTTGACCGGGCCGGTGACGGCATTGAGTCTCTGCCCGATACCGGTGACGGCCGTGGAAAGCGGCTGCATGGCGGTCTTGCCGAGATTGCGGAAGCTGCCGCTGATGCTGGCTGCGGTTCGCTCGGCCGATGCGCTGGCCTGGGCCTGTGCTTCGGCGAGGGCCTTCTGCGAGTCACGCAGGCGCATGGTGGCCGTCTCGGCCTTGCCGTTCGCGTCGGCGAGCCGCAGGTTCGCTTTTTCGAGGCGGATCTGCGCGGCCTCGGCCTGTGTGGAGTTCTCGCCATGCTTGGCGATGGCCTTGGCCAATGCCTCTTCGGCTGCCTTGACCTGATTGGCCGTCGCCTTCTGGTTGAGCATGGCGGTGGATGCGCCGTGCGAGGCGGCGGCGACGTCACGCTGGTAGCCTTTGAGGACCTTGGCGCCGATGTCGCCTGCCGCCTGGTCGAATCCGGCTTTGAGCTTGCTGCCGAGCTGCTTGCCGCCACCATCTCCGAATGCCTTGGCGAACGTGTTGCCGCCGGTGCGGCCGATCGCCTTGGTCTCCTTGAGGACGGCGGAGCGGAAGCCGTTCATTGTCGGGTAGATCGGCATGGTCGCTTTGCCGACGATGTTTCCGGCCATTGCTCCTCCGTTCTCTCGGTCAGGTGAAGAGGTTGGCGAATGCGGGGTTGAGGGCTTTCGCTGCGGCCTTCATCTCCTGCTGTTGCATTTGCCGTGCCTGCACCGTCTGCGCATGTTCGTGGTCTTTGTGGTGGCGGCTGAGCCTGTCGGTGATCAGGCTTTCGGGGTCGTGGGCCTGCCGGTAGACGAGGGCGAGCGCATCTCCGACGCGTAAGCGGCGGCCGAGGTCGTTCTGCACGCTCCAGCCGCATGCGGCGAGATCGGCGCGGATCTCCGTCTCGTATTCGGTGAATAGGCCGGCGAAGCTGATTATTTTCCCAGTTCGGCGCCTTGGATCCTGGCGAGAGTCTCCGCATAGTCCTGCAGCAGGTAGGCGACGGCGTTGACCGGTTGGGTGGAGAGCTCCTTGGCCTGTTCCTCGCCGGCGAATGCGGTGATGATGGCGAGGAAGCCGTCGATGGACTCGCTGTTGGTGTCCACGTCGGAGAGTCGTTTGAAATCGTCGACGCTCAGGTCGAGGGGCAGCTTGTAGATGCTGCCGTTTGCCGCGAGTGCCCAGTATTCGCCGTTTTTGATGATGTGCCTGACCTTGTAGTGGTCGGCGATCTGTTCGATGGCGGCGGCTTCCGTCTCGTCGTTCCACGCGTCGAATTCCTCGAGCGAGGGCTGTATGTTCTGGGTCATTATCGGTGCTCCTTGTCAATGGAAAAGCGGCATGCGTCTCATGGGGCGCATGCCGCTGGTGTGCTTGATTCCGGTCAGTTGTTCTTGCCGGTGGTTTTCGGTGTCAGGGTCGGGTCGTAGATCGACTCCTGGTAGCGGTGGCCGTCGTAGAGCGGGTCGGGTAGCCATTTGGCGGTGAGGGCCGTGCCCTTGACGGTGCCGCGTTCGGACTGGACCGGCTCGTTGTTGATGACCTGCACGACGCCTGCGCGACGACGCACGCGTCCGCCCTTGAGAGCCTCCTCCTGGTAGGCGCACCATTTCTCGGCCTGGATGATGTCGTCGACCATGTAGACGCCGTTGGCGTCAGGTTCGCCCAGTGCGATGCGGCGGACATGGCGGTTGTTCTCGGCGACGGTGAATGCAGTGGTCAGGCTCGGGTCGCCAGGCATGGAGTAGCCTTCCTGGAAGAACTCGGTTGCGTCGTCGGCGTCCCTGGAATCGGAGAAGCCGCCGTCCTGCTTGATCAGGCCGACGTAGTTGTCCTTGGTGTAGTCGTCCGGCAGGGTGACGTTCTTGACGGTCTCTCCCATCGCTGCCGCCTCGATCTTGTTCGCCTCTTTGTAGGGGACGAGGATGATTCCGCCTCCGATGGGGATTTCAACGGATTTGAGGTTGTTGCCGGCGGCGTCTCTGGTCGCTTCGATGCCGGCTGCTGCTGTCTCTGGCATGTGATTCTGCTCCTTGTGTTGTGGGTGTGTGGTTAGAGATCGGGGACGGCTGTGTATTCGACCGTCATGTAGTACATGCAGGTCGGCTGGTCGCCGTTGACCGCGTAGACGCCGTTGCATCCGTCCTCGACGATGCCGGCGATCGGTGAGCCCTCCTCGTGGGCGAGCTGCTCGTCGGTGAGGATCGAGTAGACGAGCGCGGCGAGGTCACGGCACGGTTTGGGGTCGTTTGCCGCTCCCATGTAGACGGTGATGCCGAGTGACCTGTCGAAGATGAGGTGTTCGGATTGGCTGCCGCCGTCGTCGCGGATCACGATGAGCGGGTGGGTGCCCTTGTACTCGTCGGGCACGCGGATGCCCACCTGCAGACCTTTCGGCTCGGTGAGCTGTCGGCGTAGGTGGTCGCAGAGCCATAGGCTCACGTCTGGTGGTGTGATGCGTGTCATATCTTTGCTTTCCTGATCGCCCGTGCGAGGTTGCCGGTGCGTGCCTCGACATAGAGCGCGTATGGCACATCGGCGACGACTTTGGCTATCTGCCGGTGCTGGGCCTGCTCGTGTTCGACGTGGATCGAGTCGCGGTAGGCGCCGCTGTCGACCGGGGCGGTGGCTTTCGCCTCGCTTACGGCGCGTTGTGCCGCGAGGTCGACGGCGGCCCTCACCCCGGCGGAGTTGAGCACCTCGTCGAAGAAGCCCCCGTTGAATTCGACGGTGACCTTTGCGCGTGGCATCAGCCCTGCACCTCCCTCAGCTGCGCTTCCAGCGTCGGCCGCCACCCGGTGAAGGGGTTGCGGTCATTGCTGGGGATACCGACGACCCGCCATCGGCGTGACTGGTCGTCGGAGGGGTGCACGATGTCCCCCACTCTGATGTCCGCCTCCGGGTCGGGGCAGGTGAGCGTCGCGCTGGATTCGACCGTCGTATCCAGCCGATCCGTGGTCTGCACGCTTGAGGAGCTGGCGATGAATCCATCGAGCTCGATTGCGTTCGGGTGCTCCCAGTCGGCGGCCGTGGCCTGCGGATTGTATGGGTCGGGTTTCACGCCGGCCCGTATCCGTGTGACCTTCGCCGCCTCGGGCATGCATAATCCTGTTGGGTTGAAGAGGCTCATCGCAGCCCCCAGTTGAGCCGGTACGGGTCGAGCGCCTGCTTTTCGATGTCGAGCAGGGGCACCGACAGGGGCGCCCCGCCGGCTGTTAGATAGCTGACGGAGGCGCCGTTGACGCTTTGGCTGGAGACGCCGGGCTGGCTGCGTGCCCGGCGGCCGATGGTCTGCATGAGCATGATCACGTCCGGCACCTCGGCCGGCTCGTACCCGTGCTGCATGGTGACCGTCAGGCCGCCGAGCCGCTCGGGGAATGCGCCGTGGCGGCGTCGGATGATGCCGCTTCGGCTCCATTCGATGTCGTCGCCGATGTCGGTGCCGTCGGCCAGCAGCACCTGTGTGACGTCGAGCAGGTGTTGGGTGGGCAGGAGCAGGTCTCCCGGATGCGAGTCGATGTGTATCGTCTCGTCGATGACCGGTGCGATGTGCCATCCGCAGTAGGCGCGTATGGTCGCCTGTGCCGCCTTGACCCACCATCCGGGGTCGAGCGTCAGGCCCTCATCGAGATCCGGGTACAGCATCGGCTGCCTCCCCTCTACGCTTTCCTGCCACGGCGGGACTTCGGCTTCGTCTCCTCGATCTCGGGCTCAGGTTCCGGCTCGGGCTCAGGTTCCGGCTCCGCCTTCGGGGTGATTTCCTCCACGGGTGCCGGCTCCGGCTTCTCGGGGGCGTCTTCCGGCCGGTATCGGATGCCGTCGATGACGGTCATGCGGAATTCCTCGCTCATGCGTTCTTTCCTTCCAGTACGACGAAGTTCTTCGGACGCCAGATGGCCTGCGCGGCCGCGAGCTCGGCACGCACATACACGAGGTTCCTCTGTGCGTAGTCCTTGTGCTGGTTGAATGCCTCGATGCTCAGGCCGGTGCGGTCGAGGAGCGCGATCTGGCGGAAGTCACCGACGATGACCTTTCCGGCGGCGACCTGTTCGCTTTCGACGAGCGGACGACCCCACACGGTGGTCGGGCCGGTGCCCCACGGACCGTTGCCGTAGAACCGGCTGTTGGCATCCTGCATGAGATCGATCTTCTCGGCGTCCTCGGGGTTGACGAGGATCGCGTTCGCGGTGGCGCCGACCTTGCGCAGCTTGGTGAGCGAGCGGCGGATGGCCTTGACGAGGTTCATCGCCTCGTCGCCGGCCTTGGAGTATTCGCCCGCCTGCACGCCGGTGGTGTTGAGCAGGCCCTTGGGCTGCCCGTTGGTGCCGGTGCCGTTGAGCAGCACGTCCGCGATCTTCGAGTCGAAGCTGTAGCGGAACTCGCTGTTGAGATAGGTGGCGAGCGCGCTCGAGTCGCGCAGCATCTTGTTGGTGACCGTGTAGCCGTCCGCGTAGTCGTACACGTCCGCCTTGGCGAGCGAGGTCGCGAAGGTGGATTCCGGCTTGAGTGTGTCGGCGGTGTCGTCGCCGGTGTTCTCGGGGACGATCGCGGTGTTTCGGGTGACGGAGAGGATCTGGAGGTATTCGATGCTTTCGGCGTCGATGCGGCCTCGTGTGATCAGGTCGAGGATGGTGATCTGGGGACGTTCGACGAGGTCGACCAGGGGCAGTCGCTGCGGCTGGCTGAGGGCGAGTGCGCTGGTGAGCGCGTTGCCTGCCTTGCTCGCGTATTTGGCGGAGTAGAATTCGTCGAGGTTGCCGACGCGGGTTTTGGCGATGCTGATGTCGCGTGAGTCGAGGTTCTGTTCGACGAGTCGGTGGTAGGTGGCGTATGGCTTGGATTTGACGAAGCGTTCGCTCATGGTGTTCGCGTCGGTGAGTCCCTCGCCGTCGTGCACGCTGGTCTCGTCGAGGACGAGTGCGTCGAGTTTCTTGGAGTTCGCCTGGTAGGAGGCGATGCGTTCCTTGAGTTCCTCGGCGGTTTTGAGGTGCTCGTCGAAGCTTTTCGCCTCGGTGTCGGTCAGGTCGCGGTTTTCGGCGTGGGCCTGTTCCGTGATGTCCGTGGCGGCTTTGATTTCAGCCGCGAGCTGTGCTTTGAGATCCATCGTTGCTCCCTTTCTAGAGGTTGATGATTTGCAGCCGTCGTGCGGCCAGGCCGAGCCGTGGGGTCACGGCGGGGCACGTTTCTTTCTGGTGGTGTGGTTGGGGTTGTGGTTCTTCGTCGGGGTCGAGGCCGAGGATCGCCTTCTTGGCACTCACCTCGGTCTGCTGGTTCATGCCGATCGGGCAGATCGACACTTCGTACAGGTCGAGTGCGCGCAGTTCGTAGTAGCCGGGCTCGTAGTTGCCGTCGTCGCGTTTGCGGCCGTCGACCCAGGCCCCGTCGTTGACGTCGAAGGCGAAGCTCATCTGGCCTACGCGGCCTTCCTTGAGGAGCTTGGCGACCTGGCGTCCGATGTCGGTGGATTGGTCGATCTGGCCGGTGACGTGCAGGCCGTGGTCGTCCTCGACGGCTTTGGTGGTCAGGCCGAGGTTTTTGAAGGGGTCGGTCATCTCGTGGTCCCAGTAGACGGGTATGCCCTCGCCGTCGTTGGGGTATCGGGTTTTGAGCGTGTCGGCGAAGGCGCCTTTGATGATTTTGTCGCCGCCGAGATCGATGTTGTCGAAGACGGCGGCGTATCCGTCGAAGGTGACGGTGCCACCGTCGCCGTCCTTGGCTTTGATGGGGGTGCTGACCGTTTTGGTGAGCATGGGGCTTCCTCCTTTGCATGTCTGGTGTTTCGGCCCGGTCTCTTCCTCCGGTTCGTCTGGTGCCGGTGCGTCCGGCAGGTGCGGGGGCTGTTCGTACCATCGGTCGATCTGTTCGAACGTTTGTTCGCTTCGCCGGTCCTGTTCGGCCTGTTTGATGGTCTGCTCGCGGCCGGGGTCGACGAGTACGAATACGGCGTCGGCCTGCTCGTAGGCGTCCATCTGCTCGTCGCTGGGGTTGCCGTGGATGATCCATGCGTCCCACCCGTGGTCGAGGATCGTGTCGATGGCAGCCTGCCGTGCCGTGTACGCGACCTCGCGTATCGGCGATATCGCGTCGTGGCTGGCGCGGTTGCCGAGGGCTTGGGCGAGCTGGTCGTAGTCGACGGTGATCTCGCCCTCGGCGGCATGCTCGGCCACGTAGGTGCTTTTGCCGGCTGCCGGCGGTCCGATGACGATGTGCAGGCTCATTGCCCTCCGCCCTCCTCCGTGTCCGCGGGCAGGTTGCCGCGGCTCTCGGTCTGTCCGTCCTGCGGGCTGGTCTGGCCGCCGACGAGCACGTTGAGCGGGGTGACCAGCTTGTCGCCGTCCGGCAAATTCGGCTTGTTGAGGTATTCGCGTGCCTCGTTCGTGGTGAGGAACGGACGGCCGGTCGCGGTGGAGAGCGCCTGGTATTGGGCGATCGGGTCGCCGCGCAATTGGCCGTCTCGGTCGAATTCGATGTACAGGCCCTTGTCGTAGGTCTGCAACCGGTCGCGCAGACACATGTTGAGCGACTGTTCGAACGAGACGATGTATGGATCCAGGTACGTGCCGTAGAGCATCTGGCGGAATGCGGCGAGGTTGGAGAAATTGCCTTCCCTGATGCCGAGCAGTTCCGGCGGGATCCCGTAGGCGTTCGCCACGTCGATCTTGACCTTGTCGCGCGCGTCGAGGTCGGCCACGTCGATCGGTTTGAAAGATTGCAGCTGGCTGGCGGTCATGCCGTCCTCGAGCACGATGCCGCCGCCGGCCTGTGAGCCGCCGGAGACGAACGCGCGCATCGAGTTCGTGAACCTGTTCTGCGCGTCGACGCTGGGCCACGGCTTGTCGCGTTGGATGACCAGCGGCGCCTGGATGCCGCGCCTGTTGACGTTGCGCCTGTAGTCGACGCTTGCCTCGTACTCGGCGAGAATGTCATGCAGCCGCTGGCGTTTGGGGCTGCCTTTCGCCCCTGAGTAGGCGTAGCCGACGCCCATGAGGATCGCATCGGCATGGATGTCGAAGTTCACGGCGCCGGTCTGGGTCTGGATCTTCGCGCCGATGATCTCGTCGTAGCTGTCGGAGCGTGGGGCCCATCGCTTCGGGGGGATCCGTTTGAGCCTCATGTCCCGCGTCCCCTGCGGCATCTCGATGACGGCAAGGTAACGATCGGCGAGCAGGCCGTCCAGGATGAGGCTGAGCCAGAAATTGTACGGCGGGATGGCGGGATTGCCGCTCGGGTTCGACAGGAGGCGTGCGACGTCGCCGTCCCGCACACGTTCACGGCCGCCGTCCGACAAGCGCCGGTAGACCTTGAGCGGCAGGCTGGCGATATGGGTCGCGATGAAATCGACGACCTCGCGCAGCGGATGCGAGTTGACACCTTGGGCGCCGTCCGCATCCGGGTCGTAGGAGAATATGTTCTGGGGAGGGTCGACGACGGTGATGTCGTTCGCATCGAGCCAGTCGCCGAGCTTCCCGTTCGTCTCGAAGATCGGTCGGCTCATGCACGCGTCTCCCACCCGACCTGCAGATAGTCGATGTGATCCTCCGGCAGCATGAGCGTGCCGTCCACGCTTCGGGTGCTGTGCGCGTCCACGTATTCCGCATCGGTGAGGGTGATCCACTCGTCGCGGTATGCGGTGAGTGTGCCGCGCCAGACGTGGTTGCGGGCGGAGACGACCACCCGGCGGCCGATCACGTGCTTGAATGGGTTGCAGTCGAACATTTGTGCCCCTTTCTAGAAGGTGATGAGGTCGTGGTCCTCGTATGCGCTGGATTCGGCCTGTGGCGGCTCGCAGGTCTCAAGCCCGTACAATGCGACGGTGATCGCGGCCACGCCGCTGATGTCGACGATGCTGCGTCGTCGGTCCCATGCCTCGTTTTCGGCGATGACCTTGGTGACGCCACCCTCGATGGCCTGATCGACGAGCGGCTGCGCGGTGTGGATGAGCCGGCCCTCACGCACCCGGTCGCGTAGGCGTCCGGTGGCGAGGCCGATATGCGAGCCGTCGATCTCGTGGACGGTGAAGCCCATCTGTTTGAGGGGTTCGATGAATTCCATCGCCGGGCAGCCCTTGGACTGGATGGCGACCTCCCACATGCCTGATTCCTCAGCGAGCGCCTTCATGTATTCGGGCACCCACATGAGGCCCTTGCGTCGTTCGCGCAGGTTGACGACCGGCCGGCCGTGCTCGTCGAGCACGGCGGCCGCGATCCAGGTGTGGCTTCGGTCGACGCTCACGTCGATGCCCCATACGGTGCGTGCCCCATGTGGTATGCGAATCTCCAAGGGGCTCACGATCGTGCCCTCCCATTCGTCGACGTCGATGTAGCCGTCCACCGTCGCGGTGACCCATTGGCACAGATCCTCGGTGCGGTATGCGGCGTCGGTCATGGTGTCGATATCGCTTTTGACGACCTCGACGGTCTGCGCCCCGTACCCGATGGACGGGTTGGATTGCAGGATCCCGTCGAGGTCGTCCTTGGCGCATCCCTCCGGCGCGCTCCACTCGAACAGGGCGAGCGAGCAATCATGCCGTTCGGCGTATTGCGCCGGAGTGAGCAGGCCGGCACCGACCTTGCGATCCCAGTCGGCGATGAATGCGAGCGCGGCGTCGCGTTGTTTGATGAGCACGACGCTTCTGGAGTCGCCGGCGTTGGACACGCCCCAGAGCTGGCCGTTCCAGAATGATTTTGTGGTCGGGCTGGTGGCGTTCCATGCATCCCATTTGGTCTGTTCGCGCAGCTCGTCCATGATGACGCGTGCGTTCGGTTTGCCTCGGATGTTCTTGGCGGCTCTGATCTCGTAGCGTGCGAGGTTTTTCGCCCTGATGTATTCGTCGCCGTTGGTGTCTGACACTTTGAGGGTGGCGTGCTGCAGGGTGGGTATGGCCGCTTCGGCCTCTTCCTGGCTTGGTGGTTCCGGGTCGCACCAGAGTTTGACGGCGTTCCATGGTTCGCGGGCGATGTCGAGATTCTGCGCGGTGCCGACGATTTTGAATCGGAGCGGGGGGACGCGGTCGGGGTGGCGTTGTGAGTCGACGTAGAGCCACCATGCGCTGAGCACCTGTACGATGAGGGTTTTGCCGTTTTGGCGGCCGACGAGCACGATGATGCGGCGGAATCGGTAGGTGATGCCGTCGTCCAGCAGTTCGAGCGCGTGGATCAGCAGCCATTTCTGCCACGGGTAGAGACGGATCCCGAGAATCTGTTCGGCGAAGTCGATGACCTCGAATCCGAGTGAGGTCTCCGGGGTGAGTTCCCTCAGCGGCTTGGTCCAGATGCGAGGTTCGGTCTTGCCTTTGAGAACAGACATTCCCCACACCTCCGAACCTAGCTTCGACCAAAGCTCTTTGTTGTGAATGCAGTCAGTGGGTCTTCGGCGCCGATCTCTTCCTTGCCCGAATCGACCATGGCTGCCATCTTCTTCCGTGATTCAGGTGTCGCGCCGAGCGTGTTGAGGATGTTCATCAGATGCGGCATGAGATAGAGGGCTTTGGTCACTTCCTGCCCGGTGCAGTTTCGTATTGCGTAATCGATTTGTTCCGCAATGAGTCTGCCGGATTGTATTGCCGCCTCGTCCTCTGCGCTGATCGCACGTTTGTTCCGCAATTGCAGGACTGTCGACTCATAGGATTTGGTGAGCCCGTTTCCTTTGGATCCGGGTGAGTCGAGCAGCCTGAGTCGCCGCTCGCCCAGGGAGACGCATTGATTGATGCATTTGAGGTCCCCCTCCACCGCCGATGGATAGATGGCACGCTCCATGGCGTCGATTCTGGCTATTTCGATGCGGCGTGCCCTTTCAGGGTCCTGTCCCTCCAATGCACGTTTGAGGGCGCGTTCGATTGCCGCCATGCACGTGGTCACATTCCGGTACCCGTATTCATCACGGACCGCCTTGAGCGTCGCACCACCCAAAAAAGCGTCAAGGGCGAGCGAATCATTCATTTCCGTCATCGTCTCACCGCCAATCAGGTCAATGTGCACAGAATGCATGCGAAATAAGCTGAAAATTCAAGCCGGTTTCCAAGCGTTTTCCGCCGGAAACCGCGCCACGCAAGATGGGGTGGCCATGCGTCGGGGAGAGAGGACGGGAGGGCACGCAGATACCGGGCCGTTTGACCCCTCCGGCAAATCCGACCGCCCCTACCCCGCCGGCCGCTCACCACCAGTCGGCGAGCACATCACCCAGCGACGCCTTCGGCTGGCCGTTACTGCGCTCGCGGTTGCATTGGCGGTGCGCGTGACGGAAGTTGGCCGGATCGTCGTGCAGCTCGGGATAGAGCGAGTAGGGATAGTAGTGGTCGAGCTCATGGCTCATCGGCGTGCTGGACGGTTTGACGCTATAGTCGATGCGCTTGCCGCAGATCCAGCAGTCCGCCGACGGGTCCCCGGCTTCGTCGAGCCGCCGGCCCTCGGCGAAGAACTCCTGCTTGAGCTCCTCGAACCGACGCGAGTGCGGGCGCTTGTTCATGCCACCGCCCTTCAGGTATGCAAAAGCGCCTGCCGCATGCCAAGGAACTTCAGGTTCCTCGCATACGACAAGCGCAATCTTATACATACTGTAGGGTGCACTTTGCGGTTTGTCAAGCCAACAGGCCGCACAGCCTGATCACGTCGGCCACACGGTAGACACGGATGCCGTCGTCATTCGTGCCGATCGACTGCAACCTGCCGCGCCGCACCCACGACTTGAGCGTGTTCATCTTCACCCGATACCCGCAGGAGCGCAACAACACGGAAAGCTCATGCAACGTGTCCGCATAGTCGGTCATCAGCAGACGAAGCCGATGCGCCTGACACACCTGCCTCACGTCGAACTCACCATCGCAGCGCTCGCAATGGCGCGTGCCGGACAGATCATCGGATTCGAGCAGCCATACTCCCCAACGGCAGTGCGGGCACACGCCGATGTATTTGCGTGTGGAGTTGCCATAGAGCATCCATTCCATGCGACGGCGCAGCGAGGCGAGCAGGGGTTCGATGTGGCCGGCGTCGTCGCGTCGGGCCAAGGTGGCGCATAGTCCGTCGTCGTCGAGCCAGATCAGCCGGCCGATCGTGCCAAGGTCGTGCGGATCGTCCCAGCCTGCGGCCCGGGCGAGCATGACCGCGATCTCGTCGACCTGGCACACCAGCTGCAGTGCCGACACATTCACCGGCAGCGGCTCCTCGCTTGACCGGCCGGCGCCGTTGTCCACATGCACCTTCCTTTCGGATAGCAATACCAGCGGCTGGTAGAGCAGTCGGATGTCGTGCACGTGCGTGCGCATGGCCTTGGCCAGCTGCATGGTCTCCTGCTGCATACTTGATCCTCCCTATGTGTCTGTCGGCCGTCAGAAGAGCGGCACGTCCTCGAACGCATTCGTCGTCCCATTGCCCGCGGCCAACATGGTGTCGGACTGCTCGTGCTGGACGATGATCTGCTCGACCTCGTCCGGCTGGAGGCTGAGCAGCCGTGCGGTGGTCTCGGCGTCGAAGCCACGCTCATGCCATGTGAGCACCATTTCGATCTTGTGTTTGCTAACCATTGCGTTTCTCCATCTTTTTCGTTTTGCGGCATTCGCTGATGTAGTCGGCGCCCAGGCGCATGATCTCGTCGGCCGGAAGATGCATGGCCCTGTCCTGCTGGTCGATGCCGCATTGGCCGCAGGACAGGTACTTGCGCCGGAGGAGCTGCAATCTGGTCAGGGCCACGTGGCGCCCGCACTCGCAGACGCAGTCATAGAGCACATGGCCTTTAGGTCCACGTCCGCATGGTGCTCCTACACGCAAATGCCCGAACACACCATCGTCGCTAGAACCGATGCCGGTCACCCCAGTAGGCGATTGCGATGATGAGCAGGATGATGGCGAGCGCGATAATGGTGTCATTCATCCTGCTCCTGTGCCAGTTGGTCGGTGATTTTGTCGAATATGGTGTCCAGTGCTTCGCATGCTTTGTGGAGGTTCCCGCTGATGATCTTGCCGGCTTCATCTATTGCATCGGCAAGTGATTGCTGCTGATCGTGTTGGGTGAGCGCTTGGATGCGGTTTCCGATGGCGTGTTTCATGCCGTAGAGGTTTTTGTTTGATAGCGCGGCCCAGAAGTCGGGCATGTGAGCGAAGCCGATGGATCGAAGTTGGTGGATTCGCTCGTCTTGCTCGTTGTAGGGGAGCCACCAGGCGCTGGAGTATGGGATGAAGCTGCAGGCGCCGTTGCTGGTGAGTTGCATTTCGCGTTCGATGTACCAGAGTGCCTTGTTCAGGTCTTCGATCGGGTGGCCCTTGTCATTGTGACGCCATACGTATTTGATGGCGTTGCCCATGCAGAAATCGTAGTGTTCGGTCAGTTCGATGCATTCGAATGGGCCGTTCTGCTCGTAATGCGCGGGATGATTCACGTTGTCGTTCATGTCAGCTCCATTCCCTGAGGTGTGTGGTTGATGTCGTGGGTGAGTAGGTCGCGTAGGTCTGCGATGCGCCCTCGTCGTGCCAGGTGGTAGAGAGGTGACCAGTAGGGCTGGCTTCGGTGTTCGAGGTCGCGTAGCATGATCGCCTGGCGGCTCCACCATCGTGGTTTGCGGCACGTGCCCTCCCCGTAGGAGGTTAGTTCGCGCAGTGCGATGCGTTCGAGGCGGATGCGTTCGTCGTGGTCGGTGGCGCAGACGGCGTACATGATGGTGACGATCGCGGCCGCCACCTGTCGCGGGTAGACGGCGGCGAATTGGTGCATGAGATCCTCGATTTCACGCTGCTTGTCATTCATGGACCGATACCACATTGGCCGTCTCCTCTTCCTGCCACCAGTCGGGCTGTTCGCTGCGTTCCGCCGTGGTGAGGGGCAGCCGGTTACGCATTTGCTCGCTGCCGATGCGCTGGTAGAGCAGGATGAGGCCACGGCGGGTGAGCTTGCAGGTGGGGGCGAACGCGAATCGGCTGCCGTCCGAATGCCGTCCACTGCTCTTGTGGGCGACGAGGCGGATATGTCCGGCTTGCACATGGCTGGCGTAGGGCTCGTAATCACCGCCCTTGCGATAGATCCATTTGTGCATGACCAGCCATGCACGCAGTTCGGATTCGCGGATCTGAATGTCCGCCGTGGTCAGCAGCTTCGCCGCCTCGCGAATCGTGAGCAGATCCGGCACGTCCACGAAATCCTCGAACGCCTGCGCTTTCGGCGCCAGCGAGCGCACCTGCCGTTCAGCCTGGGCGCGAGCCTCACGCTCGTGTTTGAGGTCGGTGGCGAGACGAATCAGCGTGTCCGGGTCAGTAAGCACCCGTTCGATGGTCTGCTGTGTCATGTATGCGCCATGCTGGCGAATGGACGGCAGTACGTCGTGTGTGACCCACCGCTGGAATTCCTTGGCGACCGGCTTGCGGGAACGGAGTACGAGCTTGTAGAAGCCGGCCTCGCTCACGATGTTAATCGGTTGATTGCTGCGGGTTTCTGACCCTAAGTAATTCTTAGGGTCAATTTGAGAGACTTCGTCTTCGTCGAGTGAGGAAAGGGCAACCGTAACATTGCTGAGTCCGAGTATGTCGCAGATGTCCTTGGCGATAAACCATGGGTCGTTCTGCGCGTCGGTGAGGGCGCGTACCTCGTTGCCGTGGAAATCGTATGTCTGCATTTCCTGATTCATGGTTATCTTCCTTCCGTTTTGAGCGGGTCGTAGTTGTCGTAAAGGGCGAGTTGTTCGTCTCGGGTGGTTTCGTAGCCGAATGATTCGAGTAGTTTGTAGTAGGCGCGCAGGCGTTGCAGTCCGTCATCCTCTTTTTTGAATCGGCTGAGGATGGTCTCGAGGTTGGCGATGGCGAGCGCGGCCGCCCAGGTGAGCGGGTCGTCCTCGGCCCGCGCCTCGAGGATCGCCAGCCGTGTTTCGTCGTCGAGCTCCGTGTCGAGGGGCTGGTCGAATGGCAGGCCGGTGATGTGCTCGATGATGCGCTGCATGTTCTCGCTGACGCCGCAGTAGTAGTAGACCTGGTGCTCGAGGTCGATGACCTGGTGTGCGAGGATGAGTGCCTTGCGCTTGTCGGACAGTTGGTGCAGGTGCGCATGCCACCAGTCGAGACGCAGTGACTGTGCGCGCTCGTAGAATCGGTCCCACGCGTCGAGCCTTGCTCTGCGCTGGTCGATTTCACGTTGCTTTGCTTCCTCGCGCTCCCGTTCGGCGTCCTGTTCGTCTTGGCTCTTCGGTGCGTGGATCGACAGCCAGCGGCCGTTTTCGATGATTGCGGTCAGATCGGCATTGTGGTCGTGTGCGGAGTCGATCCTGGTGAGGATCTCGTCGATGGAGGTGACGGTGATGGAGAGCCATTCGACGCTGCGCTGGCCCCGCGGGGTCGGCTGCATGGCCTCCGCCTCGCTGAACGGTATGGCGTGCCTGTTGAGCCTGCCTTTGATGGCTTCCACCTTGGCGATGCGCTTGCGCTCATCCTTGGCGGTATGGAGCATCGACCGGTATTCGTTCTCGCTTGCGGCGAGCGCGTCGATGAGTCTGGCTTGCAGGTCGGGCAGGTCGGCATAGCCGGCGATGGTCATGCACTGGTCGAGGGTGGGTTGCGTGGTGTCGAGGTGTGCCTGTGCGTCGGCTGGCAGGTTTTTGGCGATTTTGGCGCGTTGGCCGACCCATGTGGCGCTGCGGCCGAGTCTGGCGGCGGTGTCGGCTTGGGTGGCGCCGAGGTCGAGGAGTCCCTGGATGGCCTGCGCCTCCTCGATGACGGTCAGCTGCTCGCGTTGTGTGTTCTCGGTGAGCATCGCCTCACGTTGTTCGCGCTCATCGAGATGCAGGATCATGCATGGCAGGCTGGTGAGTCCGGCGTCGACGCTGGCTTTGTGGCGGCGGTGGCCGGCGATGATCCTATAGTCGCCCTCATGCTCCGGGTCGGCTACGACGCTGATCGGGCTGAGCAGCCCGTTCAGCCTGATGCTCGCGGCCAGCTCGTCCGTGTCGCCGAGGTCGTGGCGTGGGTTGGCCGGGTGCGGGTGCAGGCGGCTGATGTCGATGTCGACGATGTGGTCGGATTGGTAGCTCATCGTGGTTTCCTTTTTCGGGTTCAGGCGGATTGCGTGTTGCGGTTGATGGATTGGAGTGCCTGCTGGGGGCTGTCACCGGCGTTGAGCCGGTCGGCCACCATCTGGCAGTCGGCCGTGAATTCCTCGGACGGCCCGAAGCCGTTCGGATTCTGCGGGTAGTCGCCACGCAGGGGGTTCATCAGCTCGAGCACATGTTTGCAGGTGGCGGTGTGCTCGTGCGGCGTGCTGGTCATTCGCGGCGGCGTATGCGTCGGCCCGTTTCTGGCCGCGCGCTCCTCGATGAAATCGCATTCCTTGGTGATCCAGGTGCGGAATTCGGCGTCGAGGCTCTCCGCCACCGGGCGCAGCCGGTATGCCGCCAATCCTCTGGCGTGGAGCTTGTTGCGGAACGTGATGGCGAGCTGGTCGAGGTCGATGTGCGGCCGGCCTGCGCGTTCGAGCTCGTCCGCGTGACCTTGGCAGGCCGGGGACGGCTCCCACAGGTCGATCACCTCGGATTCGCCCATCCGGTTCTCTTCGACAGTGGCGGCGGAGGCGGCGCGCTCGTGCGCGTCCTCCTCTTCCTCGCTAGAGGAAGAGTTTTGGTTTTGTGTTTTGTGTTTTGTGTTTAAACCCTCCGCTCGCCATCCGTCCGGCTTCCGCGCGGAATCCGACTGGAAGCCGTCTGGCGTGGTGTCGGAGTCTGCTTTTTTGCGGGCTTTGCGGGCGCGGTCCTTGGCGCGGGTGGTCTCGATCTGCTCGCGGCTGTTCTGGTGCTCGAGGTAGTCGTGGATCATCCAGCCGTCACCGGTGTCCGACTCGTCCCAGTAGCCGTTGTCGACGAGGAATGCGATCTGCTCGTCGGTCGCATCGAGCGCATAGTAGGCGACATCCTCGCTGATATGCCCGTCGGTGAGATTGTCCGCCGCATAGCTGATCGCCAGGATGTAGAGGAAACCGGCCGACGGATTGCGTTTCTTGAGCTTCATGCCCTTCGGCGAGCGCCAGAAATCGTTTTGCAGTTTGGCGTATCCTGTGGTGCTCATGGCTGGCCCTCTCGTCTGTCTGGGATTCGGTATCCGGTGATGTGCAGGTCGATGCGGTATTCGTCTGGGGTGCCGGTGGGTAGTGCCGGCCTGTAGTCGGGGCCGAGCAGGCGGGCTCCGTTGTCGTCCGTCCAGTAGCCGGCATCGGTCAAGCCGTCGATGATGGGCTTGACCGATGCGGCAGCGTTGCCGGGGTCGAATGTTCCTCGTCGCAATGGGTGGATGAGGGCGACGACCTTGACCCGGTCCGCGCTGGTGACCTGCTGGTAGGCGAATTCCTGGCTCCTGTCGTTTTTGAGGTTGAGGCCGGTCAGATAGCCGAGCCGGCGCAGGACCTTGACCGTGGCGGCTTTCTGCCGCCATCCCATGCGACTGTTCTGGCTGAGCCACTGGCGCTTGTGGACGCGCACCTGGAGGATGAGTTCGCCGTTCTGCCGGCAGAATTCCTCGTCCAAATGGGTTTCCTGTCGCGGGTAGTCACTGATCTGCATGTTCGCCGTCCTCGGTTGTCGTGTCGTATCGGAGTACGACGATCGCGATGGACGGCTGTAATACCGGTATGCCGGCGATGGCCGTGTACTGGCCTGATTCGGGTCGCCATATCTGGCTTGCGCGTCGGTTGACGCGCAGGGCGGTGCGTTGGGCGAGGTCGAGGTTTTTGCGTGGATTGTCGCCGGTGACGGTGCGCATGATGACCGGCTTGCCGGGGTTGGTCTGGCATTGCGCGGCGATGCGCTCGTATGGGGTGCTCGTGTCGCGCTGGACGAATTCGGGCATCGTGTCGAGTATCTGCCCTGCCTCGTAGTGCGTATCCGGCGCGACCGGCTCCCAGACGCGGGTGGGCTGCTCCTGTGTCGCCGCATGGTTTGCCGTGGTCTTGTCCGCCGCGGGTGCGGTGGTGCGCACTATTTTGCGTCGTTGCGGCGTATGCTCGGGTTTTTGCTGGATCTGGGCGAGGTTGCCGCGGTTGTACAGGTTGATGAGCTCCTGCACGTTGCGTGATTTGTTGTAGGCGAGCGCGTCGGCGATCGCGTCGAGTCCCATGGATCTCAGCAGTCCCATGGCCTGTCCCAGCTCGGAGTCGCTGAGTTTGCCGATGGGACGGTCGAACAGGGTTTTCGTGGTTTGCACTGGGTCTGGCGGTTTAGCCATGATGCTCCTCCTCGTGGGGTTAGAATTCGGGCTCCGGCTCGGCCGACGCGGGTGCGGACGGCGTGGCCCATGGGTCGTCGTCCGGGGCTGTGGGCTGGCCGAACGGGTCGGTCACGCCGGTATTGCCGGCGGGTGTGCCCCAGCCGTTGGCACCGCCCTGATAGCCGCCGGCGGATTGCGACTGCGCACCATACTGCGGGCTGTCGGGTGTGGAGAACTGCTGGCGTTTGACCATGCAGGTCGCATGGTCAAGACTCACGCCGATCTCGCTGACCCTGAGCTCGACGACGGTGCGCTGGGTGCCGTCCTGTGCCTGATAGGAGCGCTGCACCAGATTGCCGTGCGCGATGACCCGCATGCCCTTGGACAGACTGTTGTCGATGTTCGATGCCACCGGGTGGCGTGCGCGGTCCCATGCCGAGCAGTTGAGGAACAGGGTGTCGCCGTCCTCCCACTGGTTCGTGTCGCGGTTGAACGTGCGCGTGCTCGACGCGATCGTGAAATTGACGACGGTAGCGCCGCTGGCGATCGTGCGCAGCTCCGGGTCTCGGGTCAGGTTCCCGATGACCGTGATCATGGTCTCGCCAGCCATGTCACTCCTCCCGCCCGGTGTCGTCGCCGTTGTCCTGCGAAGCGGAGGCATACAGGTGTGACGCGGCCTCGGTGTACATGGCCAGAGCCGTGCCGATGGTCAGGAGCAGCTCGCCCTGCGAGAGGTGCTCCATCTCGTTCGACGCGACCAGGCTGCCGGTTTTGCCCTGTGGTTTGACGTTGATTCGGGCGATGGTGCGGTTGCTGTCGGAGTCGGTGATCGTGGTGTCCACGTGCATCGCATGCAGACGGCCCTCACGCATCAGTTGCTGCACCGCCTCCTGCAGGTACGCTGCCGAGATTTTCACCCATTGCTCCATCGTCCGCCCATTGGTCTTCGAGGTCATTGCATGTCCTTTCGTGTCGGTCGTGTGGTGTGGTGTCGAGCAGCCGGCCGGCTGGTACCCGTATGGCTTTTCGGAACCGTCCGGCTTCGCTCCCCTGCGCGGACAGCATTCGGATCCGCGAGGGGTGACGTTGACTCGGCACCTTCGAGGGACGCCCGGAATTGCACCTGGGCCCACGCCATACCCGCCAGAGAGTAGTTGTCGTGTTGCGTAGCGCCTATCTTGATAGGTGCCTTGCGCGTATGGCGTGGGGCTAGCTTGCTCGCCCCGAGATCGCATGCCGGAGGGCGAAGGGATAGTAGATGAAGAGACCTTCCGGCATGCGAAGCCTGTATTTGGTTTGTGGTCAGCGGAACTCATACCAGGTCACCGCATCATGACGGCGCCCCGGCGGGGTGGCGCTCATGCGCCTCGGCTCGACAGGCGGGGTCGCCTCGTCGTCCCTCATGTCGTCCCAGCGAATGAACAGGGCCAGCGCGGCCATGCCCAGTGCGGGGCAGAGCAGCGCGGCCACACCGGCGAGCCACCATGGGTCGGGCCACCAGTCAGCCCCGGCCACACCGAACGCGGCGAATGCGAGCGCGGAGAATATCATTGCGAGCGCGAATGTGAGATGCTTCCTCATGTCTCCTCCTAGATCTCGTAGATCTCCATGTAGTGGTCCATCTCCCGGCGGGTCACATGCCGCCAGCTCAATGCGCCACGTCTGCTTCTCGGCCGTGTGGTGATCAGCCGTCCGTCGTTCGCAGCTTCCAGTAGTCCCTCGTATGAAAGGCCGTACACTTCGGCGGCCTGCGGTAGTGTCCATGCGAGACGTTCGCAGAGCGGGGTTTTGCTGCTCATTGTGATTCCTCCGGGTCTTCCTGCTGGCTGGTTGAGTGGGATTGCGCGATGAGTTTCGTTCTCTTGGCTTCGAGGCCGTGGAGTTCGGGGAGTGCTGTCTGGTATGCCCAGTCAAGACCTGGGCAGTGGCCTCGTGTATCGATCTCTTCCGCGAGGTCGTTGACCACCTGTCGCATGTGGCGGATTCGTGCTTCAACCCGTTGCAGCTCCTGTGTTATATTGGTCGTAGTCATTTTGATTCCTTAAAATTGACTGGAGGCGTTGGTTGCAGCCGACGCCTCATTTTTCTTGACTAGCTTCGATTGCCAGTTGCAGAATCTTGGCTGGGCTAACCTTGATAAGTCGGCATATCTGCAGGAACTGCGGGAGCTTCATTCGGCCGGTGTCAATCCATCTGGCAACCGTGTTCCTATCCACCCCCATTTCCTTGGCAATGGTCGTCCCGGTTAAACCAGTGCGTGCCATCTGTGCCCTAATCTCGCGGCCGGTGTTCTCGAGAAGCTCTGTTTCATTCGCTATGCTTTTCATAGCATTCACTATATTAACTGAAGTTCGCTATGTCAAATGCAACACTCCGTATTGCATTTACTACACTTGGCATCATGCCTAGGAACAGTTTTGAATGGGACGCGATAGACGATGAGGCATCGCGCAGAATCGATGGGATCATTGCCGACGCCAATCTAAACAACACGAGTCTGGCCAGGGCAAGTGGCGACAAAATCAAATACAACCGCGTGCGCGACATACGCATGGGGCTAAAAGCACCTATGCGGCTATCGGAATTCGTAACAATTTGCCGAGCCTGTCACGTCGACCCAGTCGAAGTGTTCTCCGAAATAATCAGCGCCGCCGATGCTCGAGATGGGCACGCAGAGAAAGATGTCCTATCCGACGCAGCACGTCAACAATTAGTAATGGAGCATCTGAAAGCTGCCATGGATCTAGCTGGCGGCGGCGATGGTCTCGACGACGACAAACGCAAGGCGTTGGCACTGAAACATATGCAATCCGGGTTAGCTCTGGCTGCATACGAGAGCGAGCATAAGGACGCGTACATCGAGGGCGATGCCGCATGAGCCCATCCCGAATCGATATCTTTGAACAGGCAGTGAGGGGTCGGCCCAACTACGGGCCGTTGCGCATGTCCCTCTACCGGCTCGCGCCGAGCCTGATGGTGTGCAGTGATTATCTTGACGGCAATCTGTGCGGCATGTACATCGACGAGTTGGAGACAATCGTGATAGATCGACGATTGCCCCTCGATGTCAAAAAATGCGTGCTGGTGCATGAGCTGGTGCATTGGACCAGAGCGGATTCGCAATGTGGCGGATACCAAGAGGTCAAAGTAAGGCAGATGACGGCTAAAGCACTCATCGACCGAAAAAGATATGCGCAAGTCGAATATATGTACGAGGGGTGCAGTGCATTGATGGCCGAAGAGCTGGGGGTTACGCAGGAGGTCGTCGTTGACTACAGAAATTATCTAGCGAAGAGCCTAATAAAATAGAGAAAGGTGACGCAATGGCGAATCAGGAAAAGAAGCCGCTCTGGAAGCAATGGTGGTTCTGGGTGGTCATCGTAATCACGATCGCGGCCATAGGCGGCGGCACAAACAATGCGGGCCGATCGCAATCCGGTAAAGTTTCAACGGCGCCGTCTGCGCCCACAACGCCCACCGCATCCCCGACCACCACCCATCCGAAAGAAGCCACCACTAACGGCGGGCTCGATAAACCGATTGAGAGCGCCAGGATTAATCGCGCTGACGAATTCATGAAGAATTTCACCGGCCCGGACGGCGGGCGCATGACCGACGTGTCGCCATTTGATCCAAGGGATGCCGGCGGGCAGTACTACCGTACCGAGTATCGTCTGGGGGCATATGACGGGGCCCAAGGCGCACACGGCAAATACGGGTCGCTTGGCATTGACGTGGTCGCATACCAAATGGACGACGGCCAGCCCGGAATGATGCGGGTCTATGCCTCCGGCACGTCAGACGAGCTCGAGGCCCTATATCCGTATGTGGTCAGGTATTTCTCCCCATCGGCATCCGATGCGGATATACAGGATCTTCTTGCGCGATTCCGCGATGGAGGGTACATCTCGGAGACACCGGCGTCATTTGCAGGCGTCGCAAACAACTTGCTCCAGCGCACCGGGCGCAATGGGGAATTTATGGTCGACGCAAAAATCTAATCGACCACGAGCCTTATCTCCGCCTCGGCTAGACCGCACAAGCACTTCCTTGTTTTCTGGCAACGCGCCGTTTGACAAACTTACATAGATATTCTATAATAGTATTGTCGGAACAAGAAAGGAGGTAGCCGATGAATGCAAAGGATTGGATTGACGCGATTAACGGTCTGATAGCGAACATCATCGCCGTAGCGGCCTTGGTGGTTGCGATACGCCGCAAACCGCGACATAAGAAGTAATGAGGTTCCGGCTATCCCAACTAGCCGGAGCCTCATGGCTCCAATCCTACCATCGGCGCAATCATCATGAGTGCAAGGAAAGCAAGCATCGTGTTCGGCGTGGTGTCGCTGTTGTTCGGGGTCGTCGGGCTGTCCGGCGCCATCGCCGGGAGTCCCATCACGGCCGGCGCGTTCGCGAGCGCTGCCGGGCTTATGGGTCTGGCGGCCGGTGTCATGTCCACGCGGGGTGGCGGCGATGGCTGAGCGGTTCCTCTCTGTCGGCGAGGTCGCCGAGCGGCTCGGCATCAGGAATGCGTCTCAGCGGGGGTTGAATCTGCCCGAACCGGACGCGTTGATCGGCAGTACGCGCGGCTGGCTGCCGGAGACGATAGACGCATGGGAGGCCTCCCGCCCCGGTCGCGGGGTGGGAGGCGGTCGCCCACGCAAGAAACAGTCTGATTAGGTTCGCGGCGCCAAATGGGCGCGTTAATTTTACTTGCGTGTCGTGACTGCATGCGGTTCCACAAAATCAGATGAATCCGTTTTCCTTCCCATCAGTGCCGACGTTGCCCACAAATAATGCCATCTCATTGCTACGCGTCTCTCAGTTAAAGATAGCGCCCCGCGCTTCGTTGGCGAGCGCGGCGAGTGATTCTGCGCTCCAGTGGGTGTAGCCTGCGGTGGTGCTGATTTTGGCGTGGCCCATCATGGTGCGGCGGGCGTCGTCTGCGGCTCCGGTTTGTGCGAGTGCGGTTGAGAAGAAGTGGCGGGCGCTGCGCATGGTGACGTATGGGAGTCCGGCTTCTTCGAGTGTTTTCTTCCATCGGCGGCGTTCCATTCCTTCGGAGAGTGGTCGGCGGTCGGGTGTGGTGAAGATGAGTTCGTGTGGTTTGATGTGGTGGCTGTGGACGCGTGTTTGGAGGGCGAGCCATGTTTCCGTGTCGAGGGGCACGAATCTGACGCCTTTGTGGCTTTTGGGCGGCAGGAGCCAGTGGTGTTCGTCGATTCTGGTGGCTTTGAGCCATGCGGGCAGGGTCGGGTTGCCGTTGAGTCGTTGGAGTGTGTGCTCGATCTGGATGCCGTGGATTCCGTCGACTGTGACGAGTTCCGATGGGGTCAGGCCGAAGCGTTCTGCTTGGCGCATTCCGGTGCTGAACGCGAGGGTGAACATCAACGCCCACATGGCCCGTTCGTCGTCGTCGCGGGTGAGACGGTTGTCTGCCATGGATTTCATGGTTTCGATCGCCTGTGCCGGTTGGCCTGTGGCGAGGATCTCCGTGTCTGCGGGTTCGGTGCGTGGCGGTTCGGTGGCGAGCGCGGGGTTTGTGGCGATGAGGCCCTCCCTGGTTGCGTAGTGGAGTATCTGTTTGAGGCGGGTCCAGTAGTTGTAGACGCTTTTGCTGGATCGGCCGACGCTCAGTTCGATGCACATGTTCTCGATGCTGGCGGGGGTGATTGCGTCGAGTCTCATGCCTCCTATGGCGGTGGCGATCGTGTTGCATTCCGAGCGGTAGGTTTCGAGCACGCGGGGTTTGACTCGTGCGGAGATGAGTTTGAGCCAGTGGTCCATGTAGGCGCGTAGTTGTGGTGCTTTCGTCGAGGGGATCGTGCCTTCGGCGGCGAGTCGTTCGAGTTTGGCCTCGAGGTTGCGTCTGGCTTCGCTGCGGGTGGCCCCTTGTGCGCGGATCCTGCGGCGTTTGCCGGTGACGGGGTTCGGTGTGAGTTCCTTCTGTGCCTGCCAGCGTCCGTTCGCGAGCTTGGTTTCGCTTCCGGATCCTTTCGGGCGGCGTGTCCTTTTCGATTGTGCCATTGTGATTCCTTTTGCCGTTGCAGCGGTATAGGTGTCACTATAGGTGTTCCTATCTGGCGCACAAGTATCGATTCGATACAAAAATCTTGCATGTGGTTCGGCCGGTGTCGCGGTATGCGGAAGGCCGTGAATCCTTGGTTTTCCCTAGGGTTCACGGCCTTTTCGAGTGGAGCGGATGACGGGAATCGAACCCGCGTAATCAGTTTGGAAGACTGAGGCTCTACCATTGAGCTACATCCGCGTGTGCCGAGGCAACGTTGCCATTATACACAACCCTCCCCCCAGCAGGCAATCCACGGCGGTCATCCCCGCATGTCGAGCACGGCCACCGCCGATGCGATGCCGCCGTCGTGCGAAATCGACACGTGCCAGACCGGTTCGGCGCATTCCGGCACTGCCAGCGAACGACACAGCTCAACATGGACGTCCTGTGCCATGACGACGCGTGGGCACCCTGTGGCATCGTCGACGATCTCGATGCGCGGCCATGGCGTGTCGTCCACCGTGTATGGGCGCTCGGTGATTCCGCGGCCGGCGAGTGCCTCGCACCACGCCTTGACCACAGACTCCTTCGCCGCCCACTTCGCCGCCAGATGCAACGCCTCGCCGTCGTGCTTGATCGACGCGCGCAGACTCGCCTGCCGACGCTCGCGCGCGGAGAAGAGCCGCTGCATACGCGTGCCTGGCATCTCGAGCTGTTCCGCGAACGCGCCGACGTCGACCACATCGTGCCCCAGACCAAGGATCACCGTCACACCTACTCGTTTCGTTGTCGTCAGAGGATTGCGGGGAGGCCACTGTGACAT